ACTTGCACTATCTGCAGCACGACCAGCAAGAGATAATGATATTGTATCAAATGCCCATATTGGCAATCCGACACTAATTGCGGTTGAAGACATACTCATTCGAACACCTGAAGATGTTGCAAAAGACAAAGTTCCTATTGCTCCTAGATACATTCCAGTTGAACTATCATTAATAAATGTGTATGAAGGTGCTGTAGAACTTCCACTACCAATTCGTAATGCTCTATTTGAATTTATTGGACGTATATAGTTTCCATAGTCTAACCATAATGATAGCAATGTTGAAGTAGACATTTGTCCTCCTTACTTACCAAAGAGTAATACTTAAGTTTGTATAACTTTGCCCTGCATTAGCATTCTTTGCCTTAATAACTGTCCCATTTGTAATAAGTATATCACTAAAGACATGTGCAGAATTTGCAGGGATGTAAAAATGGTCTGTGTTTCCGCCATCTATGGATATTATTGCTGGGTTAGAACCACCAATAGATACGAACATATTAGTCTTTAATCCAGACGCAGTAATAATGGTAGTATATGTATCTTGACCAGTAGCGCTAATAGCATATGCTTGCGGTGTAGATGGACCAACAGAACCACCAACAACATATCCATTCTCATCTAACGCTTGCACCAATAAAACATTATCAGACGATTTTCTAGCAGTAGAAGCAGCATTAACAATTGCTCTATTATCTGTAGCACTATCTTTTATCTCTACTGCTCCTATTTCTAAATCTCCTGTTTCCAATGTAACATCGGAAGCATGCGTAAAGTTTCCATATAGGAAGCACATTCTAAACCAAAATCTGTCATCTCCAGCATCCCCCGACTTTAAGGTTATCTTAAACCTCCAATACTCGTGGATATTGGATAGATTTATTGAGTAAACATGTGGATTTTCATCTGTAACAACATCTAAACTTGGCTTCGATATTGCATCTACTTCAACGAAGTTAGAGTCAACCTCATCTGGGCTTGTCTCTATAGACAAAGCATATGCAGGTGTTCCAGAAGCAGATACAGCCTTAACCCATATTACTACACCTGTCATATTATCAGATTTGATAATATCAGACGTGTAATTCGATGTTATAGGCACATTATCTAACACATTGACAAACTGCCTCATTGCCTCTTGTGGTCTTATATCACTTATACGCATTCTAGCCATATGACTCTCCTTTTAACAAACTTCTATACCAAAAGGTTCAACATATACTCTTTGTTCAGATGACAATTCTATTGTCTCTTTAAACTTTTGTTCTCTTAATTCATGAGACCTGATAAAAGGCACTATATCTGCACCTCCGCCACCTACCATCTCCTCCTTTTCTTTTGCCTGTATAACGCAATAACCAACCAAAAGTTCATGATAAAAATCGTGAAAAGCAGGATGTGGACTATCTGTGTCTTTACTTAATCTCGGAGGTATAAACCTGTAAGTTAATTTAATGCCATTTTCTATGTTATCAGCAGGGGTTGGTTCTAATACTAAATTTTCACCCTCAAAATGATATCTTGGAAGATAGCCACGCAGATAACTTACAACGGTAGCAGATATTCTATTGGCAGTTTCAAACCTCTCGTAATACTGCATTGGCACTGTTTCAGAGTTAAATACTCTTTCTACAAGCCTTGCGGAATGAAAATCACTAGGTAACGGGTAACTAGCAACTCCGCTAACTATAGAGATATAAGTGGTCTTAATAGTGCCAGGATGCTTGGCATTTAGCATCCACTGCCAATAGTAATAATAACCTGCATTAATATAGTCATTCAGTTCTTCATCAGACCAGAATGACTGTGATACCTCATCCAACTTGCGCCGTGCTTTCGTCCTTATTTCTAATAGGTTCATATTTTCTCCTTCTACCCCTTCTCTTGGGGAAGATAGGTTTTTCTATATCATCACTTTTGACTGCTTTAACTGCTTCAACTGCTTCATCTTCTGGTAAGAAAGCAACGCCATCGCCATTGCAATTGACACCATCATCTTTTATTGTTTCTTTGCCTAAACTTTCAGCCTCCTTAAGCCACTTCTCCGCCTCTCTTATCTGCTTCTCAAACTTTTCAGGGTTCATTGTTGCCTTATCTGCTTCACTCCCGCCATTTTCTCTTACATCTCTTAAGGCTTGATATTCATTTATCTTACAATTAGTCTTCCACTCAATTACCGCTTTTAATCCTTGAATACGCTGCGCTCTTACAAATTCCTCATAGGTCGGATACTTTTGTTGCATCTCTGGTGTATAAGCAAGAGGCACTAATCCTTTATGCGCCTGTGACCTGCATAGATGCAGCGCATGCTTATCATTCCATATCTCAAGTTCGGAAAACGCAGGAATACAGTAAGGAATGCTATCTGCCATCCCTTCTATATCCCAACCTGTTGGATTTAGGACTTTCATATCTCCTCCTTTGTGTTAGTTAATAATAAATATCTTCTTATCCTTCTTCTCTGGGAGCCAGTAAATATTCCGCCTTGCATTTTCTATCGCCGCCCTCCAAAGTGTCCTTAATTCCTTATTAATCCATTTACGATAATCCTCTCTGAGTTTTTCTTGAGATAGTTTTCTCTTTATCTTTGCCTCTTTCAAATATGAATACATATCCTGAGGAGATGGATACTTATCTAGTAAATCCCATGCGACATTTTGAGATAGCCAAATAATAGTCCTAATATCCAACGGTCTAAATGTTCCGTCTTCATTTTCCACAGTCATTATTACCCTTGTTAGACCAGTCCTTCTATCTCTCCAAAATATTTGAAAACGCTGTAAATACTCATTCCACACTGGGAATAAGCCAGGTCTAATTAATTCCAAATCTCTTATAAAACTTTTTGGTGCCTTCATAAAGCAACCAATTATTCAATAGAGGGGGGAGTATAAAACTCCCCCCATCTATTGATTTAAACCATTAGTTAGAAAGTAGGCACAGCCAAATTATACATTGCTGCTATGGCACGAGGATTGCGTGTGCCTAGATTTCCATAGTATTTCAGGTATGACACAAATCCATCATAGCCGCTATCCCACTTCAATGTTGCACCAGTGCTATCGTCTAGTTTAAGCGGATACAGTTCGAACTTCTCAACATATTCAGAGTCATACATTATAACCGCCTCGAATGGACAATCTGTATCCTCTACCCATTCTATACCATTCCATGTTGGAACTTCTACATAACCAGAGTCAAGTTGGTCTTTATCAGTGAAGCGCTTTAGTGGGGTCACCACATTTAGGTATTTCCTAAATTGAGAGGTATTAGATATAATCTTATTCGGCTTACGTCCACCCAATACCTTCATCTTTGCAACTACACGTTGCAGTAGGTCATTAGATATTGAGGAACCGCCAGCATCTATAGTTATACCCCTCCAAGTAGGATAGGTTGCACGAGATATATTTTCATATACCTCTGCTTGTGACCCATCATCAACCATCATAATAAAGCCTGTTAGTTCCTTACCATCTGCTGGTGCATTATCTCCTGTTTTCTCACGATAAATCCAAGCACCATCATCGCAGGTCTGGTTAGACTCAAGTTCTATTGTATTGTTAGCAACATCAACATCTACAACCTTTACTCCACTAATCTGTTTTACTCCTGTGCTATTAATCACATCAATATACATGCCTACCCTAAAGTGAGTAGGAACTCCATTCTTAAATGCGATAATTTTGCTGTTGCTAACTGCTCCATCAACCTGCGCAATCCTTCCAAGTCCAGAACGGAAGCACTGTGCATTTAGTTCCTTTGTAGCATCCTTGATACCTTCCTCAACTTGGAATGTTACGTTATCAGCGAACGACTCTTCATTTCCCTTTGCCAATTCAAGAGACAGTCCCGAATATCTAATTGTGTGCGTAAATATTTTAGGAACAACGCGCCCCTGAACTGGTGTCTGGGACGATGGAGTCCTTAATGGCTCACGTTCTGTCTGTGAACCTTGTCCCCTCTGGTTTCCTTGAACGTTAACAGCAAAGAAGAAGCCCTCTCCAGCGGGTTTCTTCGGAGACTTCTTTATCTTCGGGAAGGTCTCCGCAACCATGTTTTGCATGTTTTCAATTGTATCGGTAGAATATATTCTTTTTAGTAAGCCACTAATTGTCGTGGAGTCAACACCCATATAATCCTCCTATTAATTCATGTTGTTGCCTTTAAAACAGAGGCGATATATTGCGCACGCTCATAGGAGTCTTTAAATTTAACATCCTGTACAGGTTGCATACCGCCTTTTGTAGGCGATGGAGGCGCTTGGTCTTGTTTCTTCTCATTCAAATATAGCGAGCGGTCTAACTTTATTATCTTATTCATCCGCTCTTTAGCAGCCTTATACGCCTCATGGAATAACTGCAAATTGAAATTGTTAAGAGGGTCAGGATTGCGTTTAATTAACTCTTGCCTTACAAATTCCTGATACTCTTCATTCAATTCGCTAGGAATATTATCTTCCTTCGCCAGCCTTTGAAATTCATTGACATACATTGCCAGCGCTAAATTTTGCGCAAGCATTGGATTAGCAGAAGGCTGTTGAAATTGTTGCGTAGTAGGCTGCTGTTGCTGCGCCTCAAGGATAGCATTCTTTATCGACTCTAACAACTGCGGATTTTGTTCAAGAATGCTATCAAATTGTTTATAAACCTCATACAGTTCTTTATTCTTTGCATACTCTTCATACTCCTTTTCTATAGTGCGCAATCTATCATTTACCTCTTTAAACCTTTCATATGGAATAGACTTCGGCAATTCCTTCTCTTCCCCTACAGTGTTTAACGTCTCTGCAGACGGATTGGGTTGATGAGAAGTGCTTGCGTTAGTCTTACCTACTTCGCCTTCAGCAGCCGACGAGTCTGCCGAGGTTGGCGCAACCTCTTGTTTAACGTCTACCATAAAACCTCCTTACCGTATTTAACGCCCCGTCAGGCGACCCCCTCAGGAATTATATTAGCAGGGTTAGTCTCTTCTATGCCACCAGCCATACCTGCCCCCTGAGGGATTAAGGCAGGTGCTACTACATTTCCCTGCATTAACTGTTGGCTTAAATTCCTTTGCTGTATTAGCGCCATTAGTTCATTATACCTTCTCTGGAATGCTCCCCTTTCATCTTTAAAATTAGGCGCTTTCATTGCGTCTGTTAATACCTGCAAATGTATATTCAAATCGTCAAATGGCAGAATTGGCGGCCATTCAACATCTTCTCCTTTATTGATTGACGTCAACACTGATATTATCCACCTTGCACGTTTAACATCCGCATTTATATTTGTAGCAATTGGTTCTATACCAAACTTCTCCAAGAATTGTTGGTTACCAAATGGATTGGACATTGGGTCAAGTGGTCCAAAGAGACCCATTTGCGCCATCTCACGGTAAGTCTGCTGCTCCATTATCTTTGAGCGTGGCAACGATGACCCAGCCTCTATCCTAACATTGATATTGTCCCTCAAATCCGCACCAACAAAATCTGTGATTTCAATATCTAGATTGTCTCTATTCATAGACTTTAACAAAGCAATAAAGGCAGGTCTTGGCTCACGATATTTTCTAGCAATGAGTAACAATTTCTTTTGCTGCCCCTTCTCTATAAACTTTTCCCACTGCTGCACAAATGGCGCAAATTTGCTAAAAGACTGCTCAAGTAACATAGAAAGCCCAGTAGCAGTAGAAACGCCAGGCGGGTTTATACCTTGTAAAACTTCATTATCGCCAGCGATATTATGCATCCTAACAATAGTATCCTCACGCTCACGATATACATCTGGTGGTAATCCAATGCCAGGCAATTTCTCTGGTCTTGCACCATTTGCACCAACTGGATTATATGGAATGCATAAGCCAGGCGCTCCGTTAAGGTATCCTTCAGGAACACCACAGCCAGAAGGCACAAGCCATTGTGGAGATACCATCTGCATCCTGTTAAGGATTATAAGAGAGTCTATAGAATTTAATCTCTTCTGTAATGGAACAAGATTTTCAACAAGTGAAAGCCCATGATATCTGAAAGGCACTTCCTCCCACTTACACACAGTGTATGGATGCCAAGAGTCTTCAACTTTTGGGTCATAATACGGTGACTCATTGATATAAAGCACCTTTCCACCAGCAGAGATAATAAGTAAACCTTTTGGATATTTTGGCGTTGGTCTTATGTAGCACTCTTTCACAATCGCACAGCCACGCAGTGGAACTGCTTCTGCAGTTAAGCCTTGACTAGTAGAACTTCTTAACCTATTCCAAAGGCTCATCATTAAGGATAGATTTCTATCCTCCATCACCTTTTCTGCTAAACCAGTATATCCATCACCCACTTTGCCAAACTGTTGTTTAATCCAATACAGCGGCTTTACCTGTGTCTCAATATACCAAGATTGGTCTTGGAGGTCTACCATCATCCTAAATGGGTCTATAATCTCAACCGCATTATCTCCAACATTCACATTGTAAATTTCACCGTCTAACTCAACTTGCTTAACACCTCCCTTATTTATATCCCAATAATCCTTTCTAAACACTGTCCCAGTAAGTAACAGTATCTTTGCCGCTTTGATAAGTTTAATTTGCTCTTCGTCTAACTCCCACTTTGCATCCAATATTCTTTCTGCAAGTTTTGCCGCATTTATATCCCTCGAGTCTGTAGAATTGGGACTGATAAATGCTGTTGGTTTGTGTCTGGTAAGTATAGCGGTAACCGTCTGGACTATTGGAAGTATCAGGTTTGTTGTTGGTCTTGGAATATATTTGTTATATTTTGTCTGTGGGATAACTTCATATCGTCTAGTAATCTCATTGTAGTAAATATGCTGGTCTCCCTCATAAAATCTGATACATTCTTCCCATATGAACCCCAGCCGCTCAAAGTATGCTTGGTATGAGCCATAATACACATCGTCTATCATCCTCCCAAGTTGGCTCACATCTGCGCTGGAAGATATATCTAGTTTATCTATTTTCGATAAGTCTAGCATTTATTCCTCTTCTGTTTCTGTCATATCTTCAATTTCCCTACCGCTCTTCTTGCCTTTTAAATTAAAAATCCTCGCTAATATACTAGGTGCGCTTGCTAGATTTTTAACAAATTCTTTCGTTATCTTATCTTTATCTGTGACGCTGATAATAAAACCGTTTTCAATTTTGTCTATACATACATGCTCTGGAACTATATCCTTTGGCTTACCTATTTTTATCTTTATCTTCGCCATATCCGCTCCTTTAATGCCCTAAAATTTCATTTATCTCATCTATAGCCTGTTGCTTTTGTTTCTTCTCTTCCTCCGTTTCTGCTGCCATGCTTTGTATATACCCAAGCATATCAACATAAACTGGCGGCGGGACTTGCTGCTTTGCTAAATCTCTAGCATTGAACTTATATAGCGCATCACCAACAAGAGCCATAAGCCTGTCTTGTAAGTCGCTTACTTGTTTCCTCAAGAACTCAATCTCTTTATCCTTCGCCTTGCAAACTTTACACTCAAACATCTTATGCCTCCAAGCAATTTCCTTCGTGCCTTAACTCGCCATTTGTAAATATCCATTTATCACCAATTGGCTTATGACATACAGCACACAGCCCGCCTTGATACTCCAACAAAACCATCGGCGCTGTCTTTCTTTCTACTGATTTTACTATCTTTGAGTCTATCGTTGAAGATTTATTTATCACAAAAGTATCATTAATCGCCTTAACAACTTCTCCCCACTCTGAACTATCAATCTCACATTTAGAACAGACACTAACAGTAATCAAAGAGCCATTTTCAAGTTCAAACACTTCCTCATTGTAAAATGCTGTAATATGCCCATTCTCGATGATATTCCTTCCACACTTAATACATTTGCCAGGCATACAAATCATATTATAATCCTATCGCTTCAAATTCTACAGCATTTAAAGATGACAAATTAGTCCCAGCCGAAACCTCCGTCATAGCCGATGGTGAAACTTGCGAACCCATAAAACTTGGTTGGCTAACTATTCCAGCATCACCAGATAGCACTTTATAAACCACCATGATATCATCATCATCTACTAAAGAACCAAAATTCACTGTATGATTAGTTAAGTCAACAAGCCCAGTCGGAGACATACTCGTTGTATTCTTTCTTAACTTCGTAATATCTGATTCCGATGGTGTGAGCAGATTTTTAGGAAGTCCTATCTTTGAACCAATTCCAACCATCGCTTTTAGTGCACCTGCGGGGGAATTATCATAGGTAATGCTTGTAATAGTATCAAATGGCTTTGTTGAATACATGTATCTATATTTTCCATTCGCAATAGTTTTGTTTGCCGATGTGCATGTCCATTGTATCGTATCTGATACCGATGCACCTTTATAAGTCCCAGTGATTGTATATGTAGTAGTGCCCTCGTAAAGGTCTAGTGAAGAACCAGAGTCATTCGTAATCACTATACAAACATTCCTTGCAATATCTGGCTGCGCTGTTGGCGTAATTGTGCCGTTGTAGTTAGTAAATGTATCAGCGCTCTTCAAGAAGTTTCCATTTGTTGGCATACTCGCTTGGTCTGTAGTCGGTGAGTCTGTATTTTCTGAACCAGCGATATCGCCAACCGAAAATGTATACAACTCTGAACCACTGGCGCTAAAAGTTGGTTGCGAAACTATCCCAGCAGGAGTAAACCCTCCCACTACAAATACCTTCACTTTGCCATTAAGGTATTCGAAAGTATACCCACTCTCTGGCTGTATTATCATTGACTCTACAGTATCTAGACCAATCAAAGATGGTGAAAGTGAATAGCCGCCTGTCGGATATGATGAGTCAAATGCTAATTGTCCAACAATCTTCCACTTGTTGCCCATCGATATCCTGTCCATGTTTTTTACTACTAGTGCCATCTTTCCTCCTTTGTAAATTGTTAAAACATACCCTCAAACGGATCTTTGCTAATGGTCGGATGCTCTCCAAAATGCTCCATCCAAAATTGCTTGCTTCTCGCATCCAACCCAGCATATTTATCCTCTTTTTTCTGATAGTGCTTATCGCTATTAGAGCGAATAAGATGCAAGCAATACACAAGCGCATCAACCAAATCATCATGAGAGCCATTTGGAAACTCTAGCAATTGTCTTACAAGCGCTTGCGTATTTATTCTTACTCTTCCTTGCTCAAACAGATTGCTAACTGCTATCGCTCTGCGTATCTTGTCTGTATCTGCCTTGAGCGCAACAATTGGAAGACACTTGTCTCGTAGTGCATCTCCTAGCGCTTTTTGGAAGGCTACATACTCAACACCAACTAGGGACGGCTTGTGGCGTGTATACGCAGAGATAACATTCTCAAGGATTGCATTAAAAGACCAGCGCCCGTGCAGTGTCTCAACCTCATGGATGATATTGTCGTAATCAATGCCAAGCGTAACTATTGCCGTCTCGTCTGCGCTATCGTCTTCGCTGATAGCGGGGTCAACCGCCATAAACTTCGCCGCATACTCAACATTGCCTTCGCTTGGCAACAACCATTTGGATTCGAATATCTGCGCATCAAAAACATCCCAACTGCCCTCAAGATACTTTGCTCTCCAGACTGGGGGGAAGTCTGAATAGACGCTATCAACATAATCTTGGGGCAGATGGGGATTTTCTTTCGTAAGCGATTGGATGAAAATGTGATTAGGCAGCGGTCTTCCTTCAAGTTGCGGTATTACAAATCTGTCTTTTAGCCAACAGGGCTCTGGGTTGCTTGCGAGCAGCCCGAATCGCCTAATGCCTGGCAAGTGCAGTCTTAACCTTGAGTTAAGCATCATAAAAAAGTCTTCTGTCGTTTCGCTTGCTTCGTCAATTGCGTATGCGCCTAAATTCAATGACTTCAATTTGTCGGTGCTCTGTAAGTCTCCTAGAATGATTTCGGAACCATTTACAAGTCTTACGAGCCCGTCCTGCTTGTTGTAACTTTTAAGCAACTTCGAAGGTAGCATTTCAAAAAAAGTAAGCATTGTGGTTCGTTTTAAATCTTTCTTTCTCTTCCTAGCAAGATAAATCACATTCTTCGGGTATTCAATCGCAAGCATGATAACCTCGGCGCACAGTGCCACAGATTTTCCGCCACCCATTGCGCCGCCATACAGTTTGTATCGCTGCGGCGCACTGTGGAACTGCCGCTGCTTCTCTGTCGGGACATAAGTTTCAATGTCCATAATGCCTGCTATTTTTTCAATCCTCTTGCAAGCGCTGCCGCTCTACCCTCTCGCTCTGCTTTTCTCTTTGCAAGCGAGGGGAATTTCCTATACACCGCTGCCCGCACTCTAGCCTTTTCTTCGGGAGTGCCGTAGGCTGCAACCCTCGCTAGCGCATTCCGTGCATGCGCTAGGTCGGGGATAGGATACGCTCCTTTTCCTGCTACCCCGCCCGCCTTTTCTTTGCCTTTCTTTTCTGGCAACGCAAAACTCGATTTCTTCATCTTCTTGCGTTGCTGATATGTGAGCCTAGCCATTTTTGCCCCCTTTCATTTTGGTCTAGGGATGTGCGTCTTGATTATTATCTCTGGTGGATTGTCTCTGTCTGTCGTGAGTGTCTGCTTTTGTAGGTCGGGGATGCGCTTGTTAAGCAAGCACTTTGCGCATGCGATGCGCACTTGCCAATCTGGACGCCCACGTGAATCTTTTGCCTTGAGTCCCGCTATAAGCGTATTGATTGCTTCTGGCAGCGCTTTGTCGATGAGCGCTTCGATGTCTTGTATTGTGAGTTTTTTCTCTTCGACTTTTTCGTCTATGCACTTTTTTGACTTTGTCATATTTATCGCAGTAACACTTTTCTCAAAAAATGTAACACAAAAATAA